ATTTTAAAAGGTGAATTAGAACGTACCTTAAAGCCTACTAGAGGTGCTAATAATATTAATGGTGAAAGTATAGGTTATGGCAACAAGCGCATTACTAGTGATAGCATGGCGGTTATTAAAGATACCACAGGCGCAAGTTATGAGAAAATCAATAAAGCACTTGATAATATTATAGTAGATCATGGCAAAGAAAATAACGCATTATCTAAAAGAGTTGAATTAATCATAGATGATAGATTAACTAATGGTTACGTTGATGATACTTTAGGACAGAATATTCCTAAGCATGGTGAATATCTTCAAGAGAAACAATTTATTGACAATATGCCACAACAACTAAATACAAGCACATTTAAAAAACCACAATCAAAAATAATAACTTCTAGTGCCAATATGGATAGTACACCTAATAATAATTTCGGTTCAACCGAAAGATTTAACGCAACACATACACCAGAAGGTGTTGATTTTAGTGGTAAGCCTGCAAAGGTGAGTAAAGTTTATTCTAACACTTTACAAAATACTGATACATTAAGCAAAGTTGAAAAAAATATGTTAGATCAGAATGATTTTAAATACGATCCTAAAACTGAACAAATGAGTTTAGATAATGCACGAGCAAGAATCAACAATGATATAAATGGAGAAATAAAAAACCTTAATGCTAAAGAAGTTTACACTGGTGAAGATGTTGATACCATGTTTGGAATACTTGGAGATAAGTTATTACCCGAAGCACAAGCAAGCGGAAATAATACAGAGGTTAAAAACTGGCTTAAAAATATCCGTAAAGCAGGAACTACAGGCGGTCAAGAGGTTCAATCTTTTGCTAAGTATTCTCGTACTGGTGAGGGGAAATTAATAGAAATGCAAAGGGTAGTAGATAAGGTAGAGGACAACTTGAAAAAGGTTAATCCTACTCTAATTGATGGCATAGATAAACAAACTAAAGAAGTTATTGATACTCTTAACACTGCACATAAGGAAGCCATTACAGAAACCGCTAAAACATTTGAAACACCTACAACTCCTAAAACTAAAGGGAATCTAACACCTAAGTTAAAAACTCCTAAAGTTGAGTTGTTGCCATCACAAATATTAGCTAAAAAGATACAAAATACAGTTAATCCGAAGACACCACAAGAAAAGTCAATGATTAACAAAATGATAAGTGAATTATATGGAGTAGCCAAAGAATCACCTATAGAGGGTGGCTTAACTAATAAACTCAAACCTTTAAATGATGTTGCAGACGCTTTAAACAATCGTGAACACTATGCAATAACTTGGACTAACGCAAAAGAAATAGTTAAGGCACAATTTAAAGATAATCCAGAAGCACTAGCAATATTGAATGATTATTTTGAAAAAGGAATTAAACCACCATTTTCAATGAGTAAATTTAATAGTGCTTATAATCAAGGTGCTAAAGAGTTAAAAATAAATATGTCTGATATTGTTAAAAACTATTATAAAACAGGCACAGAAACTAAGCAGGGATTAATAGACTATTTAGTAAAAGAATCAAAATTAACAGGTGATGAAGCCAAAACACTTGCGAATACAATAGACACTAAATTTAGAACAATTAAAAAACAGAAATCAGAAGAATATTTGTTAAGTGTATTTAAAGATAAAAACGCAAGCGTTAAAAATACTAATAAATTAAGTAATATAGAAGCCTTATCTAATACTGGCGCGTTCGTTAATGATAATTATAAAAATAAGGTTGCTGAAAGGTTAACTCCCGAACTTAGAAAGCTTATAGGGTTTAATCCTAAAGGCACAGTTGCTAAGGTTGTTGATGAATCTATTATGAGTTTTGAGGACATTGTAAAGGGTGGAGTAGGCAAGATAGGCACGCAAAGAACTCTATTCCTTAAATCACTTGAAGATAATTTAAAAGTCAATCCAAAAGATGCTGCAACAATATTAAAAGCAGCAGAAGAAGAATTTAACTCTTTAACAAAAACTAAACAAACTCAAATATTAAATAATATGTTTAAAGAAAAAGCACCAGTGGTTAAAAAATCCGTAGTTGATAAAGTTATGGAATTAATTAATTTAGAAGCATACGACAAACAATCTATTCGTGATCTAATTAAAGCAAAAGAGGGATTACCATTACTTGAATCTAGCGATATTAAGTTTATAACTGATAATATGGAGAAATACAGTAATGCAATACCCGACAGTTACGAGCAAAGAATGAGACTGGCTAAAGTAGGGAAATTAATAGCTAATAAAACACCATCAACAGGAATAGAAAAACTTCAAGCAGCGCAAAGAATTTCTATGTTATTCAACACGAAATCTACAGTTACTAGAAATCCTTTAGGAAATACATTGCTCGGAACTTTAGAGGGAGTTAAAAAGAATACATTCGGTATTCCTTTAGATATTGCTACAACTAAGCTTAGGAATATAGGCTTTGCTAAACAAGGCAAACCGTTAGTTGGCAGAACTCAATTATTTAATCCTTTAGGTGACTTAACTAACAACGCTAAAGGTGCTAAACAAGGTGTTAAAGAATGGTTATTAGACATTAAAAATAATGTAGATACTTCTCCAGTTGGCGGTGGTGTAGAACTTCCTACAAAGACCAATATATTTAATGAAGAAGCTAAAAATCCAATTCAAAGAAGTATTAATATAGCAGCTAACAAAATTCATGCGGTAGTCGGTAGAGCGTTAAAATTAGGTGATACACCATTCTTCAATGCAGCTTATGCAGAGAGAATAGGAGAACTTAAAAGGCTTAATAAAACTAATATCATTACTGATGCTATGAAACAAGATGCACATTTATTCGGTTTAGAACGAACTTTACAGAACGATAGTGCTATGAGCTCTATGTTTAGAGGACTTAAAAAAGGTAACTTTAACGGAAAGCATAAAGGTGCTGAATTAGTTTATCAAGTAGTAGCAACTTTAGAACTACCCTTTGCTTCAACTCCTGGTAACATTTTAGATAAGTTTATAGACTACGGACCAGGGGGAATATTGAAAGCAACAGGACACGCACTCTATACTCATGGTAAAGGAACTTTCAATCAAAAGAAATTCGTTGATGTATTAGCTAGAGGTATGACTGGTACAGGACTTGCAGTGGCAGGGTTCTTTATGGCTAAGAATGGATATTTAACAGGCGCTAGAGATAAAGATAATAAAATTGAAGGAACTGAATCAGCACTAGGGAAGGCTAATTATGCTTATAAAATAGGTAATGAATATACTACTATAGATTGGGCATTGCCTGCAAGTGCGCCTTTAATGATGGGTGCAGATTTTTATAATTCAAGCAATAAAGGTAAGGGATTTAGTCAATCGCTAATAGATGGCGCAGGAAGTGGAGTTAATTTAATGTTTAATTCTACATTATTACAAGGGCCTAGTAGAGCGTTAGGTGGCTATAATCCCGCTACAAGTATTTCTAATTCATTAATGGGAACTACTACACAAGCAGTACCAACATTATTAAATCAAGCAAGACAATTAAGTGATGTATATAAAAGAGAAACTTATTCAGATAATAAAGTACAACAAACTGTTAATAAACTTGTAAACAGAATACCATTTGCGTCAAAAACTTTACCTAGAAGTGTTGATGTTTTCGGTAATGATGTTAAATTATATCAAGGTAAAAATAGTGTAGGGAATGTTATGTTTAGTCCTGCTTTTAAAACAACTTATAATCCTACACCAACGCAACAATATGCAATGGATATATATAAAAATACTGGTAGTGATGCAGCAATGCCAATTAAAACCGCCAATTATATAACTTTTAAAGGTGATAAAATATCGCTTACTAGCGAGGAAAATATTAGTTTACAAAAGAATGTAGCAAGTCAGACATTAAAGGCACTAGAAATGTTAAGAACACAGGGAGAACCTGCAAATGATGCAACTGCTGCAATGATGCAAGGTTTAATTACTAGCATAAAAACAGATGAACAAAATAAAATATTAAATAATAGAGGAATTTCCACGAGAATACCGAAACCAGACTTAGAAGCAAAATTAAGAGCAAAAGAAAAAACTGAGAATAAAGCAAAGATATTAGAACATTTAAAAATTAGATAAGGAGGTTTAAAGTGTTAAAAGATATTTTCATAGTTTCATTTATTTTAGTGTTATTATTTTCAACACCTTTGAATAAATGGATAAATAAAAACAAAGAACCTTAGTTAATAGGGTTCTTTTTTAATGTCAAAAAGAGAGTGCATAGTTAAAGCCATTACACTCTCTTAAAAACCACTCTAATTAAAGAGTAATTAGAATATTACTCCTTGTTTAGATAAAAAACAATAGGAGGTTTTTAACAATGGATGCAATTTTAACTAAAGCAATTAGCGAGGGTCTTGGGTATGGACTATTTGTAATATTACTATTTTATGTTTTAAAGAAACAAGAAACAAGGGACATAAATAGTGAAGCAAGAGAAGCTAAATATCAATCAATAATAGAGGAATTAACTAGCACGGTAAATGTAAAACTTGATAGATTAATTGATAAGTTAGAAAAATAAGGAGGAGTTATGGACAAGTTAGTATCTAAAAATTGCGTTAATTTTGTAAAAAGCTTTGAAGGATTTTCACCTATTCCCTACTTTGATATAGTTGGAGTTAAAACGCTAGGCTACGGAATGACAGGAAAAGAAATAGAAGGCTTAAAAAGTGTAACGGAAGTACAAGCTAGTAATATGCTAGAAGATTTATTGAATATCAACTATGCTCTACCTATCAAGAATAACCTCGATATTAAGCACGTAACGCTATCACAGAACCAATTTGATGCAATAGTGTCTATGGCATATAACATAGGCTTAGGTGGCTTACTAGGAAGTTCCTTGTATAAGAATATATGTAATGGTAGTGTCGATAGAAATTTAATTATATCTAACTTTAGAGTATGGAGCAAAGCAGGGGGTAAAACAGTAGCAGGACTATTAAGAAGAAGAACAGAAGAAGCTGCAATGTTTTTCAGTACAAGTAATATTTTAGAGGAGGAAACGGAAATGATTGATTTTACCGTAGAACAAAAGGCAAGGCAACAAGCATTTAAGGTACCTAATAACAATAATGTGGTTCCTAAGGGTGATAACATAACACCGCTTAACGGTGGAGGATGGATTGAGAGGGTAAAAGATGGCCGAGTAATAACTCATTTATCCAGGGTTACTTATTACACGCTACATTCAAATGGTTCAATGACATTAACTCATTGCGGAGAGGTTAGAAATATTTAAAAGGGCGGTGATCTTCTTTTCTAAATAAATTAAACGGAGGTTTATTATGGATTTAAAAGCAAGAATGAAAAATAAGTATTTTTGGGTAGCTGCTGCTGCACTCGTAGTGGCGGTAGTTAATCAAGTCAATCCAAGTCTAGTACCTACAAACTATGAAACAACTTTAAATATAGTCTTAACTTCACTTGTGGCTATGGGTATATTATTAGATCCTACTTCTCCTGGACTAAGTGATAAATAATCTATTGGCCATGGCATAAATTGCTATGGTCTTTTTTTATTTGCCATGATATTATGGTCATGGGGTGATATATAATGGAATTTTCCATAGAACAACTTAATATTATAAACAATAGACTAGCCAAGGGTGAAAGCATACGGTCAATAAGTACAGATTTAAAATTAAACAAGTCTACAATATCAACTACATTTCGTAAGCATGGATATATATTTATTAAAGAAACTAAACAATTCGACTTAATGCCGCTAACTGTCCAAACTGAAATAGTAGCTAACAAACCAGTTAAAGAAAATATATTTAAAATACCAACCAAGACTAAGAAGAAAATTGAAACTAAGGCTTTTAATGTAGTTATGAAACTTAGTCTAGTAGATAAAATTGACCTTATAGCACAATCTAAAGGCTATTCTAGGAATGGTATTATCAATATCATGTGTGAAGTATTTTTATCAAATATGGATAAATAGCAAGGCTAGGGAGAAATCCTTAGTCTTTTTTTATTTGTTTAAAAATAATTATAAAATGTTACACAAAAAGATGTACACTTATTCACTGTTGTGCTATACTGTAAATATACAGAATATTATGTTAGGGGGTTTAATAATGGCAAAACGTGCTAATTTCAGTGTTGACGAAAAAGTTTTAGAATCATTTAGAAAAGTTTGCAAAGAAAATTATATCAATCAATCAGCTATAATCACCGCTACAATGAAAGAAATAATTGAGAAATACAGTAAGGAGGATAAAAGATAAATGACCAAATATTTCAAAGCAATATATCAAGACAATTCATCAAGCTTATTCAGTTGTAACAATCAACAAGCCATTCTATTATTTGGAATGTTTGTGGCTAGTAAAGGCGGTAGATTGGTTGAAATTAAAAAGGAGGGTAAAAAATAAATGGAAAATTATATCGTAAATATTGGTTTTAAAGTAGAAAAGCATTGTTGCAATTGTCCACTTAAAGAAACAGAGGATTCGTGTGCGTTGCAAGTATGTAAAAATTTTAATTCATGGGAAGAACAAATGAGAGAATGTCCGCTGATAAACGCAAAACAAAATGTATTGTTAAAAAAATAATTTTTCTAAAAGGAAAACAATATATACTAAAAGAAAAAATAGGTGATATAATGATTATACCGCAAGTACAAAAAAAGAAAAATACCAGATGTGGTTATCTGGTAAATTGAAGACTATTCCATATATTTAGTTAGTTGCATACTTAATCTTATAATTATAGTATACACTAATTTCAATAAAAAATACATGGGAATGTCTTCTAAAATAAATTTATTTAGGAGGATTCACAATGGAACATGCTTTTAATATTGAACTTGCTCAAAAATATGGTGTTGATGAAGCAATAGTAATTAAAAATTTGCATTTTTGGATAATTAAAAATAAGGCAAATAGAACACATTTTTATGATGGTTTTTATTGGACTTATAACAGTACGAGAGCGTTTACTGAATTATTTCCATATTGGAGTGAAAGACAAATTGACAGAGTTTTGAAATCACTTAAAGATAAAGGGGCCATTTTAATAGGAAATTACAATAAAGTTGGGTATGATAGAACTCGTTGGTTTACCTTAACAATGGCAGTAACAGACATTATACCATATGGTGGAATGGATTCCACCGAACAGTGTAATGGATTTAACCGAAAGGTTGTACCTATACCAGATATAAACACTGATATAAACACAGATAAAATATGGAGCCTTTACCCAAATAAAAAAGGAAAGGCCTCGGCTATGAAATCTATACCTAAATTATTAAAAAGTATAGGCTATGAAACTTTAGAAAAATGTATTGAAAAGTTTATTAGAGAAAATAAGAAAACTGATATTAAATATATTCCATATGGTAGTACTTTTTTTAATGGTGGATATATGGATTATTTAGAAAATTCAAAAGAAATCATAACTAAGCCTAAAGTTCATGTAACGGAGGTGGCTTATTGTGAATGAAATTGAAAAGATAGAGGAAATAAAACAAAAGTATGGCCAACAATCTGAAATCATAATAGCAAATGGATTAAATTTAATAAGTAAAGGTAAAAACTATAGATGTCCTAATACTGCAGCACATAGTCATGGTGATAAAGACCCTAGCATGAGTTGGGATAGAAAAGCATTACAGTATCATTGCTTTGGTTGTGGAATGAATATAGACCTATATGGCTATTACCGGGAACATTTAAACTATTCACATCAAGAAGTAATAAGTGAATTATTAGGGGCCCAAGATTATAAAACAACCTCTATGCAAATTAATCGTGATACATTTACGGATAATATAAAAAAGATAACTTCTATAACTAAAGAGTGCATTGAGTATATAGGCAAAAGAGGTATAACTGCAGCAACTATAAGTGAATTTAATTTAAAATCATATAGTGGAATAATAGCATTTCCATATATGAAGCATGAAACTGTTATAGGTTATAAGACTAGAAAACCTATGAAAGTTACCACTAAGCCTAAAATGAATAGTATAACTGGAAGTAAACCGTATTTATTTAATTCACAAAATATAGAAGCAGGGTCGGAACTTATTATATGTGAGGGCGAATTTGATTGCATGGTTATAAGTCAATGTGGTTTTAAAAATGTAGTTTCTGTAGGTGCCGGGGCCGGATCACTAAATGTATTAATTGAACAATCAAAAGATTATTTAAATAGTTTTGAAAGTTTAATAATAGTTAGCGATAATGATGTGGCCGGGACTACAATGGATAAATTATTTGTAGAAGCCTTTGGAGAAAAGGCAAAACTCATAGATAAAAAAATATATACTCATAATGATATTAACGAGGAATTTATATTTTTTAAAGAAAAAAAGATAATACAGATAATTGAAAGCGGCCGATTTAAAATCGAGGGCCGGAGGGATTTAGATAAAACACCATATAAGGGCCTAGAAGCAAAAACAGGCAGATATATACCAACAGGAATTAATAGTGTAGATGATGCAATTAACGAACTGGCCCCAGGGTGTGTAACTTTAATAGCCGGGAGAAGCAACGGAGGTAAAACAACATTTACAAAACAAATAATGGCCAACGCAATAGATAAAAACAATAAAGTATATCTTATGAGTGGCGAGGGTGATCCGGAAAAATTAATAAATGAATTATATCAATGTGTTATAGGCCGAGATACCACCGCATACAACGTTATTAAAATAAATAGGAAGTATCATAAGGAGCCTAAAAAGGAAGTCTTACAGGCCATACAAGAGTGGCACAAAGGCAAATTCACTTTATTTAATAAAGGTGAATCTAAATTAAAAACTATAGACCAACTATTTAAAATGGTTGAAACAGAAATAAAATTCAATAAATTTAATCTAGTAGTAATAGATAATCTTATGAGCATATTATCGGTTCAAGCTGCAGACAAATTAGAAGCACAGGCCGATTTTGTTCAGAGGTGCCACGATTTAGCACAGGCCTATAATACACATATTATATTAGTAATACATCCTAATAAAACACTTAAAAAGGGTGACGATATGGATTTTGAGCAAATATCCGGATCTGCAGACATAGCAAATAAGGCCGACAATATAATTTCTGTTAGAAAAGAATATGACGAGGAAATTAAGGCCGAGGGAATTCATGGGAGAATATCAGTATTGAAAAATAGATATTATTCAGAAAATCCAATATGTGATATACACTTTGAAGTTGAAACGGGCCTATTATTAGAAATTAACAAAGCTACTGGAAACGCAGAGGCCTACAACTTTGGATGGAGAAAATATCTTGATGCTAAAAGAAATTCAACTTTAAATCCTGCTTATGTAAATGAAGTCACAGAAATAGACGAACCGTTACCGTTTTAGGAGGGTGAAGCTATGAGTATTAAAGAATTTCAAACTAGCCATAAAGACTTTTGCAACCGCTACAATAAGAATTTAGATTTATATTATAGATGTTCAGACTATGTTGAGGAAATAAATAGGACTCCTGGAGAAATAGAAAAGTATTGTAAAATCTTAAATGTGTATGCAAAAACAATGTCAGAAATGTTGTTAGAGTATAAAAAGTTAGAGGGTAAAGAACTCTCTAACAGGCTCACACTTGGAGGATTTATATTATATGAATAAATTATTAAAGGAAAGCAGATATATTATAGTAGAATGTTTATTAGTTGAAGATAATGAAAATCAAAAGGCTAGACTTAATAGATTATTAGACTTATATAATATGATGCAAGAAAAGGAATTAATTAAAAATGGTGAAATAATCTATATTTAGGAGTTTAACGGAAAGAAAAATATAAGGGGGTTCATATATGGAATTATTGAGTTCGTTGTGGGTAATATTTTGTATAGGTATGATTGTAAAGTCAATATATAGTGATTGGAAATTTAACAAAAAGAATATTTAAGGGGGTTAATTGTGAGCATAGAACAATTAAATATATATGGGAAATCAAAATTAGAAGTAGCTATAGAAAGATATCAAGCATTTGAACCAACAGAAGGGTATTATTTAGCTTTTAGTGGTGGTAAAGATAGCGTTGTAATAAAGGCACTGGCAGATATGGCAAAGATAAAATATGATGCTCATTATAATATAACGGGAATAGACCCACCGGAGTTAGTTTATTTTATAAGAGAACAATATCCAGAAGTTGAAAGGCATCAACATAAAAAATCAATATTTAAACTTATGGATGAAGCAACAATGCCACCAACACGAATGGCTAGGTATTGTTGCAAGGAATTAAAGGAACATGGTGGGGATGGAAGATTTGTTATAACGGGAGTTAGATGGGCAGAGAGTGCAAGGAGAAAAAGCAATAGAAATATGGTTGAGGTTGATAGGCAAGGTAGTAAAAGCAAGAAGTCCATTGAATATAGAGAAAAGTTTAATCTGCTTAATGATAATGATGAAAAAAGAATGATGATTGAAAATTGCACCATTAGGGGTAAACACATTTTAAATCCTATAATTGATTGGTCAGATGAGGAGGTGTGGGAGTTTATATACAAATTTAATATACCTTATTGCAAACTTTATGATGAAGGATTTGAGAGAGTTGGGTGTATAGGTTGCCCCATGTCACATAAAAGTCAGATAAAAACGTTGGAAAGATTTCCTAAGTTTAAAGAAAATTATACAAAAGCATTTGAACGCATGGTAAAAAAACGTAATGACAAAGGATTAGAAACCACATGGAAAACTGGTGAAGAAGTTATGAAATGGTGGATAAATTAATTGCAATAAAATTTAAAGGAGGTGAAACTATGAAACTTATTAAATTAATTATAGCTAAAATAAAATGTAATTTAGATAATGGAGAATGGCACAAACATTATTGCACTAATAATTGCAATACTTGTGGTTATAATAAAAAATAATTATTTAAAATCTAAAACAAAGGGTGTGTCATTTATGTGTGAATTTTGTGAAAACAATAAACCAATATATAAAGGCTCAACATGGACTATTAATATCAATAAACAAAAAGAGTTAGAGATAAAGTGTAATTCGATACAACAAGAAGAAATTGAACTTGAAATAATATTTTGTCCTATATGTGGTAAAAAACTTTAATATATTAAACCTCACTTAATTGTGGGGTTATTTTTATGCACAACATTACTACTCCAACATACTGTAATACTATAAAGTAATAGGAGGGTAAGTATGAGTATTAAAACCTCAATATCAATGCCAGACATTATATTTTTTATCGCAACTAAAAAAGCTAAATTACTATTTGGAGATAACTTTTCTGCATATCTTAGTTATTTAGTGAGTATGGATAATATCGAAGAATTAAAAGAGCAAGTTAAAAAAGTCCTTTAAAAATACAATAAGCAGCTGCCAACCAACTAGCATATTCTGCAACACCTAAAAGTAAAACCATATATATCACCTCGATATTAGTATAACCATAATCAGTAACAATTATACGGAGGTTATCAATGTTACCCGAATTAGTCATAGCGCAGAAACTACTCTTATTAGCCTTAGGAATACCTTTAACAAGTCTAGCACTTATGTTACGTAAAAACAAAAACAAACTCGCTACGTCAAGATTAGGTGGTATTAAAGACATGGGAAGACTTAACGGAACTGATGGACTTATACTTTCTAGGAAATTTATGTTAACATTTAAAAAAAGTTTAGAGGGAACAATGGTAGTTGCTCCAACAGGCGAGGGAAAAACAACCTCAATATTTTTGCCTAATTTGTTAAGCAATAGTTTACCTAAAAGCAGTTTAATAATAGGCGATCCTAAAGGTGAATTATTTGATTTAACATCTAAATATCAATTGTCGATTGGTAGGACTCCTTTATTGTTTGAACCTTTAGGCAACCATGCTAAATATAATTTGCTTGAAAACTGTGAGGGATTTACGGAAGTTAGAGAGTTAGCATCAAATTTAATTATAAATGGTGGTAGTGGTAAACGTGGCGAATATTTTGAGGAAAGTGGAATACCATGTTTTACGAGTGCATTGTTAAATAGTAAAAATATTAGCCAAGCGGTAAAATTTTTAATAAATACACCGTTAAATGAAATAATAAATATTTTGGGCAATAATAATAATGCAGACATTAAAGAACAATTTAGAGTGTTTATGGCTAGTGCTGAAAGTCCTAAAACAATGTCAAGTATAACTTCAACTTTATTAACAAATTTACAGTTATGGACAGATCACAAATTAATTAATACAACTTCTAAAAGCGATTTTAAGCCTATTGATTTACGTAACAAACCTATTGCACTCTATATTAAATATGATACAAGCAGAAGTAAATATCTCGCACCATTCTTATCAGTATTTTACACTCAATTAATTGATAAAATCATGCACAATAAAGGGCTGCCAGTATTGTTTTTCTTAGATGAATTACAGAATCTAGGTAAAATAAACAACTTTGAAGAAACTGTATCTATGTGTAGAAGTGAAGAAGTTGGGTTTTTAGTATGTATGCAAAATATATCTAAACTATTTGAAATTTATGGTGAAAATAATGCAACTACAATTTTAAATAATCTAAAATCTAAGGTGATACTACCTAGTATCTCTGATTATAAAACACTTTCATATCTTTCGAATTTATGTGGAGATAAACAGTTTACAGGAGAGAGTACCACAGGAGATAAAAAGACGTATTCACAAGTAGTCAAAAAACTTTATACTCCTGATGAAATAAGACGAATTAACGATGAAATGGCATTGCTTATATGTCATAACAAATTGCCATTTTTAGATAAACAAAACATTTACTATAAACAATCAAAATATTATAATAACGTACCTGTGGAATTAAAAGAAAAATCTTAAAACCTTAGCGATATAAATATTCGCTAACTTACTACACTTTAATAAAAGAAACCAATTTTTAGGGGGTAATAAATGAGTTGGGATGATTTTAAAAACACCTCAACAGAAGTAAAAAAAGTAACTTATAAAAATTCAAATAAGCATTTTTATGCTATTTTCAGAATCGGTAATAAACTAAAAATAGTTGATGGCAGCTTAAAAAATACTTTAAATACAATAAAGGCATTTCAGAAACATATGGAAAGAGAACAAGAAACACCTAACGCAAATAAAGAAATACAGAATGAAATATTAATAGGTGATAAAAATATCTATGGAAATGTTAAGGAATATATAAAAGATATAAAATTACGTAAAAATGGAGTTTTAGCACGTGAATTGCTAATGACTGCATCACCCGACTTCTTTAAAAATATGATGCCAGGAGAATTAAATAAATGGGTAGAAGATAATAGGAGGTGGTTAGAAAATAGATTTGGCGATAATGTACAATATGCAATTTTACATTTAGACGAATCTACATGAAACACCTCATATACACGCTCTAATCGTGCCTAGGATAAAAAATAGGAAAGGAGAGTATATTTTATCTAACAAACATCTATTTAACGGTATAGAAGCCTACAGAGAGTATCAAGACAACTACAGTGATGCAATGCAAGAACATTTTAAAATATTGAATCGCGGTATTAAGTATTCTAAAGCAAAGCACTTAACTATCAGACAATATTATACTTTAGTTAATAAAGAACTAAATATAAATAACCTCAAACGATTAGAAGTAAAAGCCAAGGATCACGAATTACAAGCCATTAAAATCAAAGCAATAGAGAGGACGTTGCAAGTGTATAAAAATTATAATAGTAAAAATTCACTTGAAAATGAAAAGTTAATTGAGGAATCTAAACACCTGTTAAAAGCTATTGAAAATCTAAAGGAAAGTAAATATATTTATAAAGAAGCTTTAAGTATGTTAAGCCAAAATTATAAGGTCCCCCAGTACATGATTGATATGGCAATAAAGGAATGTGAATCAATAGAAAAGGAACATGAACATGGATAGTGCTTTAACAATGGAAAATGTATATCACGAAATCATGCTAAGAGAAGCTAAAACCGAAGAATCTCAACAATGGGAGAACGCTAGACATGAATTGATGCAGGAGAGTATAAAGGACACGATAGATTATTACAGTAAGTATTATTACACAAATGAATTATGTGAGGAAAGGGAACGCTGAACTAATCTAATAATTCGAGTAGTTCGGAATAACTGAAAGCATTGTGCATTAATTGCATGGTGCTTTTTTATTGTTGATATTTTTTATATATTTGTAAATAAGTGTTGCAAACTACAATAAAGTGTTATATACTATTATAAAGGGGGTGGAAAATAATGTTTATAACTGTTACTGAATTATGTAAGAAAATTGGAGTTACAAGAACTACTATAAATAACTGGCGAAAGGAGGGTATGCCATTTGTGAAGTTTGGTAAATTAGTTAGATTTAATGAATTAGAAGTTATGGAATGGTTAAATAACAAAAAGTAAAAGCTCATACCCTGGGGGATACAAGCAATGGTTTTATGTGTATAAGAAAATATCTACTTTAATTATATCTTATGAATTTCAAATACACAATAGGAGATGGGTATAAAATGGGAAAAAGAATTAAGAAAACAGAAGTATATGAAAATAGATTTTACAGAATACCTAAAGCATTTTTTAAAACAGAGAAGTATAAAGAACTTTCACTATATGCAAAAGTAATTTATGGGTTTTTAGATGATAGACGAGAATTATCATTAAAAAATAATTGGGTTGATGCAGAGGATAATATATATCTGATATTTACAAGGAAAGAAATACAAGAAATGTTATGTTTAAGCAATGTTCCTGTTACAAATGCTTTTAAACAATTAAATGAATATGGATTAATTGAAGAAGTTATTCAAGGTTTAAATAAGCCTAATTTAATTTATGTATGTCATATAGACTTTGAAAACATAGAAAACATGAGGATTCATACAATTAATGATTCAAGGGTTGTAGATAATATGAATCAAGAATCATTAAAAGTAGGAAGTATTGATACTGATATTAATAAGACTAATTTAAAAGAGACTGAAATATATACATCACTTATCAGTGACGACAATGTTTTTTTAAAGATTTATAAAGATTACTTCTACAATAAATTTAATAAAGAACATATGAGAATGAGTAATAGCAGTTTTAACGAATTAGCAACATGGATTAATAATTTAGTAGAATGTGGACTAGATACAGATTATTGGGAAGAGCAAGTTCAAGAACATTTTTCAAATCTACCATATAGCAATAATGGAAATATATTAGCTTTTATGGAATCATCATTTAGGCATTTTGAAGTTAACTCACCAAAACAAGATGCGGAGGGATATTAAATGATTGAAATACAAAGGAATGCAATATTAATAGATTATTGGCAAGTATTTACTAGAAATTCTCTAGGAATACAGACATATGTTGGCGAAATGAAAGTTTTATCTAATACAGTTTATATAGATATTATTAAAAAGGCAGAAAAGAACTTCAAAAAAGAAATAAGGAGGATTAATAATGAATAGAGAATTAAAATTTAGAGGATTAGACATTGAAAACAATACATGGATAGTAGGAAGTATAATAAAAAAAGAAAATCACTTTACATGGATATATCCACACAACCAAGAAACTTTAAGTTTTACAAATTTAGTACAGGTAAAAACTGAAACAATAGGTCAATATACAGGTTTTAAAGATGATAGCGGTAAGGAAATATTCGAGGGTGATATATTAAATTCTACTGATGCTAATGGGGTTGATGAATTTATAGATACATTTAAAATAGTATGGGATGCTGATAAAGGTGGATTTATGATTGAATATTTAAGTGATGATGAATATTACAATTTAGAAGAACTTCCCGATTGCATAATTATAGGAAATGTTTACGAATAATTTTACACTATAGTAGTATAAACAGGGAGGGTATAAATGAAATATAAACAATGTAACGATTGTAGATATAAAGGTAGACCACAAATGTCATATCCTTGTAGTAGGTGTGACAGTACATTTATACCTTTAACTTGTAGGGAGTGTAGATATGAATGTATTAAAAAAAGTATAGTGCCTTGCAAAAATTTTGAATGGGATTAAAATAATTTCACACTATAACTTAATAACAAGGGAGGGTATAAATGAACTTAGAAACCGCAACCGCTATAAATTATGAAAAATTGAAAGAAGCACAACTAGAGCAACAAGGATATAGTAAACAGGATATAGATTTACTAGGAATGATAAATAAAGAAGATGGGTTAGAAAGAGAAACCGCTAATTACTATCTTAAAATATATATTCACAATAAAGTATTATGGGAGACACAATATCATAAAATAGGGAAAAAATTAGATATACTTTTAGATGGTTTAAATAAATTGAAATAAAGTATAAAGGCACTAAACCGATAAGGTTAGTGCTTTTAATATGTATCAAACAACCTTAACAACCTTAACAACCTTTACCTGTGTATAAATTATTTTACCATCCAACTCTATATAAATAATTTTACTAATATTTTTCTCTTTGCTAGGCACGTCCATTTTCAAACCCCCCATTATATTTATATACTTAGATTATACGTTTTCAATAAACATATTGCAAAAGAAATAAACCCCTAATTAAAGAGGTTTTATTTTATAATTTGGACAGAATACCCATTATTTTTATAAGAAATTGATTATTATTTAATGGAATTGAAGTCTATCCCTAATACTTGAAGTTCTTTGACTAATTTAATAACATCTTTTAAAGGCATGTTAGCAAGATCACTATCTTTATCTACTGCAATCTTTAACTCATGGGGTTTATTTTCATTGTCAAAAATAGTTGTCTGCAATAGTTTAGCATTGCGAATTTCTACGATACCCAAAAGATAGTCACTGGAAACATCAAAGTATTCTGCAAAACAACTCAATAATCTTAAGTCAGGTATTCTATGTGCCCTTTCATAATTGGCGATTGAACCGTAACTAATTTCAATTTCGTATTTTAATAACATTGCTGATGATAATTCTTTTAAAGTTAAATCTTTTTCAAGTCTTAATTTTCTCAACCTCTTAGCGAATACTTTTCTAAATTCTAAATCCTTATTGTTAATATTTGTTTCCATTCTGCGCCCCCGCGTTTTCAAATTTATTAAATACACTACTAGTATATCCAACTATCGTTAAAATGTTACACATATAAAGAAGAATTAACCGTACATTCGTATTTGTTCCCATAAAGTCGAAATATAGTTTAACGTAGCGAAAAGTTTTTTCAATTAATTTAACGTAAAGAGTGGACAAAATCAATTCTTAAGTATATTATATAAGTATGGAACATAAAGAAAAACATTCCAAGCAAGGGAATATATGAAAGGAGCGGTAAAGTGAACGATTTAAAAGTCGCAAGAGTAAAAAAGGATTTAAAACAAATTCAAGTAGCCGAATACGTAGGAATCACGCAAGCGAGATACTCCATGATAGAAAATCAAAAGTGTAATCCTACACTAGAACAAAGTAAATTACTAATTAAGTTGTTAAAAGTAAATATGTCTTATTTCTTAGGAGGTAAATAATGAATAATCTTACAAAACTAAATAGTGACGGTCAAGTAGTAGTAACAGGATGTAGTAAAAGTACTTGCGATTATAGACATTGTTATGATTGCGCTTTAGTATCTCACGAAGATATGTTTGAAATAATGAAGAAGTTAAATAGGTATGAAAATACTGGCTTAATATTTGAAGAATGATTTAGGAGGGAAAGCATGAATGAGTTACTAATCGGGTGTCTTGAAGCCGATGCACTTACTGCATTACAAAGAGGTGAAATAACAACTACACAGTACGATAACAGAATGGCAAATTTAAAGAAAATGAGGGAGGATATAAAAGAATGAATAAATTAGATGTTGTAAGATTCTTAATTGAAGAAATTGAGGAAGAACAGAAATTAATAAAAATGAGTTTTGCTGATACGAAACAAGCATATGAAAAGGCTGATAAAATAGGTGGTAGCGGATGGAGTTACAAATTATACAAAGGTAGACAACCTAGCCAAGAAAGAATTAAATCTAACTGTAAAAAAATCAGACAGTTAATGTTAGATATAAGCAAGGAGGATTTTTAAATGAAAGAAACAATTAAAAAATTACTTTGGAGTACTGGGAGAGAGGGAATAGAAAATCTAATTACACATATGGAGGACAATGGATTTTTCACCGCACCATGTAGTTCACAATTTCATTTGTGTAAAGAGGGTGGATTAGCAGAGCATAGTTTAAATGTTTTCAAAATGATGCATAGTATCGCAGCTGACACAGGGTTTTTATTTAAAGGTGATAAAGACAAAATAAGAAATACCATTATAATATCCGCTTTACTACATGACTTAGGTAAAATGGGACAGTTTGGAAAACCTCAATATATAGAAAATTATTTAGTTAGCGGTAAAAGAAGTGATAAAAAACCATTTGAAACAAATAAACTTCTATTACCTATACCACATGAAATTAGAAGTATTCAAATAGCCACACAGTTTATAGAATTAACAGAAGAAGAAAATTTCGCTATATTGTACCACAATGGTTTATATGCTGATTTAAAATATGCTTATTCAGGCCATGAAACCGCATTATCAATGCTACTACATTTCAGCGACTTATGGTGTAGCAGAATAACGGAGGTAGAATAATGGATAATTTAAAAGTTTATAATGCAGTAAGAACAGTACCTAAAGAAGCATTAAAAGAAATACAAGCAGGACGTCTTAAGGGAATGAGTGACATAAATCCCATGTGGAGAATTAAAACCCTTACAGAGCAATTCGGAATGTGCGGTATAGGTTGGAAATATGTAATAACATCTCAAGTATTCGAAAAAGGTGGAAAAGATGAAATATCAGCATTTGTAAATATAGACTTGTTTGTAAAGGTAGATGATAAATGGTCAGAAGCAATTCCTGGTACCGGTGGAAGTTCATATGTGGCTTTAGAAAAAAGCGGATTACACACAAGTGATGAATGTTTTAAAATGGCTTTAACGGATGCAATATCAGTTTCATGTAAAGCTTTAGGATTTGGGGCGGATGTATATTGGAATAAAGATTCTAGCAAGTACGATAAGCCACCATATGAGCCTATAGAGGCACTTAAACATGAGGGAGATAAAGAACTAACTATTACGGTTGAAATGCTTATAGCTATGGCTAAAGGTAAGGGATATGATGAAGCGTATCTATGTAAAAAGTATAAAGTTTCAGAGTGCAAATTTATTAAAAAGGAAATTAAAAAAGAAGCATATGAAATTTTAGCAAAATTACCAAATAAATAAGGGGGCAAATAATGAATGGTGTATTTATACATTTAGATAATGAAATTGCTGCAAGAATTAATGTTGAAAAGAAAACAAATATCGTAGCTTTCAGTTTTGGTTATCATGCAGATATGTTTATGACAATAAAACAAGCTAAGGAATTATTTCAAAAACTAGATGAAGCACTCCATGAGCCAACAATGACCAATCAATATATGAAAGATGAACTTAGTGAAAAAGAGGATAGAATATTTAGCCTGCAAGATGATCTTGATACCTCGAATAGTTTAATTGAACAACTAGAAGATAATTTAAGGGATGCAATTTAAAAGACACCTCGGGAAAGGTGTCAAAAGGATTAGATAATAAAGAATGATTGTTTAATCCTATTATATAAAATGGTGGGGGAAATAGCAATGAAATTAAAAAGTATGAGAACTTATATAAAGGTTTGTGAAAAGAATCAAGTTGTACCGACTTTAAAGGGTCTTAAATTATGGAGTAAGATATGTCGTTAAATGAAAAAAGTACGCAATTAAAGGAGGATATGTAATGGATTTGTTCGATAAATTTTTAATACAAAAAAAAATTAGTAAGGATATATATAATTACTTAAATAGCCTTATAGATAAGGTAAATAACGAGAAATTGTCTAAGGAAATTACTGAAAAGTTAGAAAAATTTTATATTAGATTGCAAGATAATTAGTTTCGTATTTCAAAAACGTTATGTCACAACATAAGGAGGTATTTATCATCACTTGTCCTCAATGTGGTTTAGATATAGGAAATATGCGCCAGTGTCCTAGATGTGGATATTATAGGTCTTGAAATGATTTTAAAGGAGTACGGTTCGTACTTAAAATAATAAATAGATGGAGGTTTTAATAATTGAATTTAGCAGAATTAAAACAAAATATTGATTTTGAGATTGAAAATTTAAATTCAAATAATAAAAATTCAAAAGACGTAATAGTTTTAATAACACTTAATGAAAGTTGTATGGGTGCTAGGGCATCAAGTGGAATTAAATATATAGGAATGGGTTTTGATTGGGAAAGTGGACAATTAAGGATTGAGCCTGTTAAAAATTTAGTTAGTAAAGGAAATAGTTTAATAGACATTAAAGAAGCTATTACAATGACTTTTGATGGTAAAAAATATTATATATGTTCTAAATGTGGAAACAAAATATCTAAAAACGATAATTATTGTAGACATTGTAGCCAAAAGTTAAAATAAGAGGAGTGATTTATTATAAATATAACTATACTTCGTGGAAACATAACAAAGGATATAGATTTAAAATTTGTGAATAATGGTGAAATGGCAATAGCAAAATTTAGTATTGCAGTATCAAGAATGAAAAAAGATGATCCTAGTGATTTCTTTAATTGCACCGCATTTGGTAAAACCGCAGAATTGATAGCAGAGAGACTTGGAAAAGGTTCGCCTATATTAATCAATGGACACCTTCAAAGCGGTTCATACACTAACAAGGCAGACGTTAAAGTATATACAACAGATGTTATAGTAGATAGGTTTGATTTTATAGGTAAAAAAGAAGATAATCCAGTAAACAATACAAACAGTGAAGTTACTGAAATAGATGATTTATCGGATGTACCTTTTTAGCATAAAAGAGTTTGTCTTAAAGAAAAATAATACTACTAAAATTACAATAAAAGTAATATAATTAAATAAAGAGTGGTAGGGTTTAAGGCTTTGCCACATATTTTTAAAAATGAGTTTTTCGCAGAGAAAAATTAAGAGGGGGACAAGATGAATATATTAAATTTATTTGATGGAATAGCATGTGGTAGAGTGGCAGCTGAAAGAGCGGGATTAGAAGTTGAAAATTATTATGGTTCTGAAATAGAAACAAGTTCTATGCAAGTTGCTTTAAGCAATTATCCAGGAATAATAGAGTTGGGAGATATAACTTTATTAGATAAAACTGAATTAGATAAGTTACCTCCAATAGATTTATTAATGGGTGGAAGTCCTTGCCAAGACTTAACGAAAACTAAGCAAGATAGAGAACGTAAAGGACTAGAAGGTTCAAAGAGTATGTTATTTTATGAATATTTAAGAATTTTAAGATATTTAAAACCTAAATACTTTTTACTAGAAAACGTAGAAATGGCCAAAGAGTGGGAAGATATATTCACAAAAGAAATGGGTATAGAACCTATAAAGATAAACTCCAACCTAGTTAGTGCTGCTGACAGGAAAAGAATCTATTGGACTAATATACCTGGGATAACACAACCACAAGACAAAGGGTTATTGCTTAAAGATATTTTGATACCAGCTATTGGAGTGCCTATAAAATATTGGTATAATAAGCCGTTTATCTATAATGGTGATGATAAAAAAATACAATGTACTTTAGAAATAAATACTCATAATCTTCTTAAAAAAGTTTACAACATGAACAATAAATGCGGAACATTAACCTGCGTAAGCGGAGGATATCAAGAAAAAAAAGTATATCAAGATGGTAGATGCAGAAAATTAATGCCAGAAGAATATGAAAGGTTGCACAACTTAAAAGATAATTATACCTCAGGATTTAGCGATACCAAAAGATATACGATGGTTGGAAATGGGTGGGAAATCAATACCATAGCACATATTTTAAGCTTTATAAAATAAATAACAGAGGGGAAACCCTCTTAGGGGGATAAAAGTGGATAAGTTAATAAATAGTGTAAAGCTACTTGTAGATGGTGAGTTAATAGATGCAAATAAGAAGTTTCCTATGTTTAGTAGCAATCACGAAGCGTACGCGGTACTGGTTGAAGAGATAGAAGAGGCTGAATATGAAACGGAAAGAATTAAATATTATCTAAACAATTTATGGATGTCTGTTAAAAATAATAGTAAAGAATATGAGTTACTTAAAACTTTAAAATTAACCGCAATGAAAGCAGCAGCCGAAAATATACAAATTGCAGCAATGGCACAGAAATTTATAGACAGTGAAGCCATAAGAGAAAATACAAGAGTATTACCAACAGTATGTTCAAAGTGTAAGGACTTAATAATAAATGATGAAAGTGCTACAGAATGAGCGAGGGATGTAAACCATGTTTTAAATGTGGATTAAACAACAGTGAAATACACCATATTATTTTTAAATCTTCTGCTAAGTACATGGAGAACGTGCCTAGTAACATGGTTTACCTCTGTGTAGAACATCATAGAGGGAATCACTCACCACACAAAAATGACCGTATAAACAAAGAGTATAAATTAGATTATCAAGATTACCTAGAAAACCTATTTACTAAAGACTATTACGGGCCCGAAGAAATAGGAAAATTATTGAGAGTTAGCCATAAAGAAGTTAATAGGATTACTAAAACATTATGGATTAAAGAAAATGGATATGAAACAAGAGAACTTATAAAACATTGTTTGGGGGGATTATTTTATGAATGAAGGAAAATCATTTGAAAAAGACTTTATAGGTTCAGTTCCCGACACATGGTTTAAATATAGATTAAATGATAGTGCATCAAGTTGGCAAGGTGGAGAAAATGCAAGATTTACTCCAAGCAACATAGCTGACTTCATAGTTTATAACGGTAACTTATGGTTGCTAGAACTTAAAAGCCACAAAGGAAAGTCTATACCGCTATCCTGCATACGACCTAAACAATTAGAGGGATTAGTTAAGGCTACTACTAAAAGTGTCAAGGCAGGCTTCATAGTTAACTTTCGTGACGTTAACGAAACTTACTTTGTATATGCAGACAACTTAGATTATTTCGTAAAGATGGAAACTAGAAAATCAATACCGCTTAGTTGGGTTAAGGAATATGGGATATTAATTCCACAGGTAAAAAAACGAATAAGATTTAATTATATCTTAGAGTTTATGGATGTAAAATTATGATAGCACATGTAATAAGGGCAAATATAAATAAAGACTATAAAGCAGGTGCAACAATTCGAGAACTTGCAGTAAGTTACAACCTATGCTTTAAAACGATATATAAATATGTAATAGACAAAAGACCACCTGGAAGAAAAGTTGACTTAATCACTGATGAAGCAAAAGCACAAATAAAGGCTATGTATGCAGATGAAAGAAGCATGCGATATATAGGTTTAAAGTTTAATATACCACAGAAAAGAGTTAGTGACATTTTAAATGAGGGGTGGGAGTAATGAAATTTAAAACTAATAACCTCCGCTTACAGTACAACGAAAGAAAAGAAATTGAAATAATATTAGGAACTAAAGAAAATATAGAAGCTGATGTAGTGGCCATGAAGGATATATTAGCAAATGGGAAAGAGTTAGTTGTGGAAATTAAACAGTATAGACATAAAAGGTCACTTGATTCAAATTCTTATATGTGGCTTCTCCTTAATGAAATGGCTTCTATACTTAAAACTACTAAAGATGAATTATATATTCAAATGCTCGATAGATATGGAGTGTTTACGCACATCATAGTCAAAGAAAATGTAGTCGATAGGGTAAAAGCAGAATGGAAAATAGTTAGAGATTTAGGAAAAGCGTATGTTAATGGCAGGATAGGCATACAACTACAGTGTTACTTTGGTAGTAGCACATATGACAGTAAGGAAATGTCAACATTAATTAATGGTGTAGTTGATGAAGCTAAGGCACTAGGAATAAACACCATGACACCTAGAGAAATAGAATTAATGAGTTCAGCCTGGGGAGTGAAGTAATGCTTAAATGGATAATGAAAAAATTAACTAAAAACTCTACGGAAATTCCATTGTTTTGGGTAAATTACAACAGAGCAACAAAAGACAAAAAGAATTGTATGGCACATATTCATCCTAATTTTAAAGATGATAAGGTGGTTATCGAATCACTAAATATTTTAATTGATTATATAAGAGAAAATTACAATGTTAAAGATTTATAGGAGGCAAGCAATGATTATTAAAAATTTAGATAGTGTAGCGGAATGTTCATCATGTAGAAATATAGGTATTTGTAAGTACACAAATGAATTTAAAGAACTGTTTATAAAGGCAGATAAAATTGAAATTGAAATTAATAGTCCTATGAGTTTAGTTATAAAATGCAATAAACATGAAAGGGTACCTCAAAAACAAGATGGATTTTACAATAATAGATAGGGGGAAGTTATGAATATTATTAATGCAATTGAAAGGTTATTAATTAAAATGAAAATAGCTAGATCACTTCAAGTAAAAATGATAGATGGCGATATACTTCTAAAAATTATGAAAAAAGAGGTACAAGCTAAATGAGATTATTTCTGCAAATAGCACTTTGGTACTCGTTTATAATGTTTACTATATTTTTTAGAATAAGTTGTGTTAAAAATGATTGATTATAAATTATTAGCGAAAGAAATGGCACAACAGTTTAACAAACTCTATGATACTGGATTAAAACTTGAATGCATTGCACATGCTTATAATTTATCAGTATCAACTATTAGTTTATACATTTGGAAACCTCGTAAACCAGGTATGCAAAGGGTAGTCACAAAAGATATAGGTAAACAGATTGGCTTGCTAAGATGCGAACTATGGAGAGTTAAAGATATAGTAGGAATGTTACAAATAAGCGAAAGCACTATATACAAGTATTTAAGGGGATAAAATAAAGGGGGAGAGGGTATGAACAAAGAAGAACTATCTAAACTATTAAGCATTAAAGAAGAAATAGAACAGATTAAAAGGGAATTATCCACTATTGAACCCGAATACGGAACAGATGCCGTTACTGGTTCAAGTCCATACTTTCCTTATGTGAAGCACAGTATAATTATAAGTGGATATGATACTAAAGATTATGAGCATAAAATTAAAAGAATTAATAATAGATTAAATAGAAAATTAATCGAACTCGTGAATGAAAAGGACAAGCTAACAGAATATATATACAGTTTAGAAGATAGTGGATTGAGACAAATACTCGTGTATAGATATGTTAATGGTTTAACATGGGGGAAGATAGGCGAGAAGATGAATTATGAAGTTAGTGGACTTAGAAAAAAACATGATAAATTTATTAAAGAAGTAGCACATTTTCCCACTTTAGATGTGATACATTAATATTGTAAAGAAATAACATATTAATAGAACACATAAGATTTAAAGTTAGTAACGGACATAAAATTCATTATGTTGCCCCCAACATATAGATAGATAAAAGCACTTAGATTGTGAACCTAGGTGCTTTTTTAATGTTTAAAAATAATTTAAAATATATTTTGAAAACCTCTTGACAATGTGTTTCAAACGATATACAATTACATTATCAAATAAATTCAAGGGGGCAAATAACAATGACAAAATTTGAAATAGGTAAAAAATATTATTCAACTTCAATCGGTGATGCAGACTTTGATTTCATATGGATAGTAACAGGCAGAACTGATAAAACCGTAGAGTTAAGACAAGTAATAGGAAGTTATCAACCAAAACTACAAGATGCTAAAAAATTTAGAATTTCAATATATGAAGATGTAGAAAAATGCAGTCCACTAGGAAAATATTCAATGTCTCCTACACTTAGAGCAAATCATGAAGAGGTGGCTTAAATGTCACCTTTACTTATTACTAATATAAGAATGAGTACAGACACAAAGGACAAAGGCAATATACAAGCATCTAAGCTAGGGTTAAACCTAAGTGAGTATATTAGATTAATAATAGAATTAGATAGTGCCACAGAGTTGTTAGCCATGATTAAAGATGGTGCAAATAAGAACTTAAAAAGAGAAGAAACAAAAGAAAATATGAAGAATGTATATGTTGATAAAAATGGACATTTACAAGTTAAATTAAGGGATTAGAGTAAAATCTAGTCCTTTTCTTATATAAAATAATAAACAGTAGGTGATAATATGAATATTGTTGCTAAAGATAAAAGAAATATGATTAAATATATGGTTGAGGAATTAGAGAGAAGTGCAGATATAAAAGAAAATCAATTAAAGGTTTATGAAAAGATGATGCGTGACAATAAAGATGTTGATGAATCTAAATGTAAAGGGAGAGATTGAATGTTAGATAATACAGATTTAATAATGGAAAATGATAAATTGCATTGTGTAGTAAAGGATTTAACTGATAAATTAAAAAGATATGAAAATGAAGAATGTTGTGTGTCAGCGTGTGAGCCTGCAATAGACAGATATTCTTATGACCTATTGGCAAAAGAAGTAGAATGTCTTAAGAGAGTAATAGTAAACTTAAACATAATGCTATATGAATAGCTCTCACATCAATTCTAAGCCACTTTAACATAGTAGGTAATACAATTACACATAAGTAATATATAAGGAGGTTAAGGCTATGACGAAAGTTAACGAATACGTTCCAACCGCAGCAGAGAAAAGAATACTTGAAGTAGCTTTGAATCCCGAATCTTTTAGTATGAATGTAGAGGAAAGATGTAAAGCTGCTAAAACATCAAAAGTAACATGGTATAAGGCCATGGCTAAACAACCATTCACAGACCTACTTAATAAGCTCACTATGGATATGTTAAAAGGTAAGGTAGTTAATATAGTCAATGCTACTTATATGTTTGCTACAACTGATAGCAAGTGTGCTAGTGATAGAAAAGTTTTATTGACTATGGCAGGATTATACACAGATAAGCAACAGATTAATGCTGAAATAGATGGTAAACAAGAAATTAAGATCAACTTCAATATTCCAAGACCTAAAAGTGAATAAGATGTATAAATAATTAATGTATAAATTATGTATAAAGTACTTAACAGTGAATAAATATGCAATAAAGTGCTAAAATTCATGGGTAAAGTAATATATTTATTGAATAAACATTGTATAATGTCGCGAAACGAAACTTTCACGACATTTATTAATATATTGGAGGTGAATGTTATAGGAGAAATAACTGTTAATTATGAGCCTAATAAAAAGCAATTCCTATTTCATTCTAGTTCAGCAGAGGAAGTCGTTTATGGTGGTGCTAAAGGCGGAGGGAAAAGTTGTGCTTTAGTTATGGAAGCTTTAGCATACGGATTAGAAAATGCAGGAGCAGAAATGTATATCTTTAGAGAAACCTATGACGATCTTGAAGCTAATATAATAAAAGAGTGGAAAGAAAAAGTTCCTAAAGAATTATATAGTTACAATGAATCTAAGCACGTTGCAACCATGATTAATAGTACAGTGCTTAAATTTAGATATATAAGAAACTTTACAGATGCAGAGGGTTATCAAGGTAGGTCAATGGATTGGATAGGTGTAGACGAGTTAACAAAGCATTTAAAAGAGAGTATTCAAGTATTATTATCATGTTTGCGTTCTCCTAAAGGATTTAAGCCACGTTTCAGAGGTACTTGTAATCCAGGTGGAATAGGTCATACATGGGTAAAAGAGGATTATATAGAAGCTACTGACTATGGCGAACATACTACAATAGATAAATTAACAGGCAATACAATAGAATTTATTCCTGCTAAAGTATATGACAATACAGTATTAATGAAAAACGATCCTTCTTATGTTAAAAGACTTGAAAACTTACCCGAAGCCAAGAGAAAAGCTTTTTTATTAGGTGAATGGGATATATTCGAAGGTCAATTTTTCCCAGAGTTTAAACGTGATGTTCATGTTATAAGACCATTTGTAATACCTAATCACTGGAATAGATATATAACTATGGATTACGGTTTAGATATGGCAGCAATATATTGGATAGCAGTAGACACAGAATTTAACTGTTACGTTTATAAAGAAATATATGAATCTAATTTAATCATAAGTGAAGCAGCACAAAGGATTATAAAAGTTAATGGTGATGATAATATAATAATAAGATATGCTCCGCCTGATTTAAGCAACCGCAGACAAGAGAGCGGAAAAAGTGTATTTGATATATTTAGTGAATATAAAGTGCATTTAACTAAATCTAACAACAGGCGAGTTGATGGATGGTTAGCGGTTAAAGAATGGATTAAACCTATAGAAACGAGAAACATTGAAACGGGAGAAAAGTATTTAACATCTAAACTAAAAATATTTGATAATTGTAGCAATTTAATAAGGTGTTTACCTATGGCACAGATGGATGAAACAGACCCAAACGATGTAGGTACAGAACCACACGAAATAACTCATTGTTTAGATGCTATTAGATATTATTGTATTATGAGGCAAAGACCAACAGATGTAATAGAAACTAAAAAGGTTCAATGTTGGGCGTTATCAGACACACCAACAAACAAACAAAGTTACCTAGGTGATGGAGAAGTTAATCAAGAATATTTAGGGGGTTGGTAATGTGTTTAGTGTAGAAATTCAATTAGATGCTATAGTCAAAGCTTTATATAAAAAGTACAATGTTGATAGTTTAATACTTACAGATAAAGAAATAGAAGATAGTAACAATAATACTTTTATAGAAGTTCATAAGGAAAATGAAGTTAATACTTTTAGAATAGTGAGGTTGAAGCCATGATACATATATCAGTAAGAGAGAACGCAATTACTGTAGTAGGTCATGCAAACTATGACGAGTATGGAAAAGATATAGTGTGTGCAGGAGTTTCTTCCTTAGTTCAAACACTAGCATTAAGAGGTAGACTAGAGAAGTTAAAGGGTGATATTGTAATTGTATGGTCAGATGATAAACAAGCCTTAAAACTCATTACAGAGGGTTTAAAACAAGTAGCAAATAACTACCCTAACTATGTGGAGGTAATAGATGTGTAATTGTAAATGGAATGATAGAAAAATAGAGAAGCGTGCTGACGGTTCCACCTATGAAACAGAAAATGCTTCAATAGAAATAAAAGGTACAAATATGAATATATTATTAAACGAAGGTGATTGGGAAGCCGAAAGCAACGCGGAAGTACCTATTAATTATTGTCCATTTTGCGGTGAGAAGGTGAGTAAATGTTAATAATAATATCAAGCGTGATAATTGCTATCATGCTTTTTTTATGCTCATTTTTAGGGTTTAAACAAGGACTAAAGTTAGGTATGCAATCAGCCAAGGGAATTGAGCCTATTACTAAGAGTCCTATTGCAATTATAAAAGAAATAGTTAAAGAACATCAAGAAACTAAATTAGAAAAAGAGTTAGCAGAACAAGAGAAAAAATACAATGAGGGTGTTGAGCGAATGATGCACTATACAGGAGGTGACGAAGATTGAAGTCAACAGATTCATGGGTTAAATATGAAACTGGATTAAATTATTTTAGACGCGAGAAATATTTAGCAGAGTGCGCCAAGGCTGAAAGATTTTATGCGAATCAACACTGGTGGGGTATGGAAGATTTAGACTTACCTAAGCCAGTATTACCTCTAAGCAAAAGAATTGTAGATTTTAAAGTATCGTCAGTAATGGCAGAAGATATTACAATGAACTTTAGCGTTGAGGGATATGCAAAAGCACCCGAACAACCACAAGATGATATGATGCAACAAGATCCTATGCAAATGCAACCTCAACAACAGGATATAAGTCCTATGGCTAGTCAATATGATGAAGCAACAACTATGTTTAATGGATATTCTGAAACAACATGGGAGGAATTAAAACAAAAGGCTTTAAATGAGGAAATGCTTTTAAATGCAGCGTTAACTGGAATAGGTGTAGAACATTACATATTTGATAAAAATAGTAAATATGGCAATGATGATGGAGTTATGGCGCAAGCTATAGGACGAATTAAAGGTGAGGTTATAGACGGTACTAACTTATTCCTAGGCAATCCAAATGACCGTAGAATAAACGCAAGTGGTGAGCCTATACAACCTTATATTATTATTTCTTACAGAGAGTTAGTCAGTAAATGCAAAGAGGATGCCGAAGCAAATGGAATAAGTAAAGAGGATATTAAGCTTATAACAAGTGATAATGATATAGTAGACCAAAGTTTTGACAAGGCTAAAATTGAACTTGACGATCAGAGTAAAACCACAGTATTACTTCATTACTTTGTTAAAGATAAAAAGATATGGTATAAAAAATCATGTAAAAATGTTGATATATTAAAGGAAACAAATACAGAACTGAATATTTACCCTATTGTTACAATGAATTGGGATATACGTAAACGTTCAGCCTATGGAATGGGTGAAATGAAAGGTCAAATACCTAATCAAATTGCTATCAATCAGTTAATGGCACAGGCTATATTATCAGCACAGAGAACAGGAACACCAAAGTTTATATATGACAAGTCAAGAATGTCGGTTCCAAGTAATAGAGTAGGTCAAGCAATAGGAGTAGATGGTGATATTACTAACGCTGCTAAATACCTTGAAACAGGGCACGTAAGCAATGATATGTATAACTTGATAGATAAGCTAGTCACACTCACTAAAGACCTAGCAGGAGCAAGTGAGAACGCTCTAGGAGAAGCTAAAGCAGATAACACGAGCGCTATGATGTGGGCAGAAAAACAAAGTGGCATACCGCTTCAATCAGTGCGTAGACGGTATTATCAAAGTCAAGAAGATGTAGGTTTAGTATGGGCAGACATATGGAAAGTTAAGTTCAATACTACTCGTGCGGTTACCATTAAAAACAAAGATGGAGTACAAGAAGTTAAAAACTTTAATGGATCTTCTTATAAAGATATTAATATGAATCTTAAAATAGATATTGGCGCATCCAGTCAGTTCAGCGAGATAACTAATCTCAATATGCTTAATATGTGGCTAGATAAACAATTAATAACATTCGTTGAATACCTTGAAAGATTGCCACAAGGTTCAGTAACTAATAAAAGTCAATTAATAGATGCTAAGAAAAAGCAAATGCAGCAGCAACAACAAATGCAAGCAGACCAAATGCAACAACAACAGGACATGCAGAATCAAGCGCAGAGCGACCAACAGAATCAACAGGCACAAATACAAGGCCAACAGAATCAAGATGCACAGGCTAAGAATGCAGAGTATGAGAAGTTAGCACAGTTTATGGAGAGTTTACCTAAAGAAACACAGGACAAATTAAACTCTTTACCGGGTGACCAAATGGAATCACAATTAATACAGTTAATGAAACAATCAGTATCACAAAGTATGAAACCACCTACAAAATAGGCGGTTATTTTTATGTCTGTAATCGACTTTAAACTAAGAAACTCACAAAGAGTTTTATCAAGGTGTGAATACCTACCCGAAAAGGTATTATGAACTGCAAAACAGATGCACACTGAATAGTCGTTCGTAAAAGGTGCAATAGGAGAAATTATATTATGAAATTATTTGATATGGCTGCTAATTCTATTAAGGTAGAGGGATTCGCCAACCTATATAATCTACAGTTATTCGCTGATGATGAAGAATATGAGCAAAATGAATCAGAATATGCAGGGGATGAAGTAGAGGACACTGACGAAACAGTGTTAGACACAGAAGAATCCGAAGAAGTTGCAAATTCAGAGGAAAATCAAACAGAAGATATTACACAGACACAGGCTTTCAGTAGAAGGCTTAAAGAAGAAACAGACAGGGTGCGCCAAGAGAGCTCAACTACTGCGGTTGATAATTATATCAAGGAACAGTACAAAGGGCAGGAGTGGAACGGCAAGCCTATTTTAAGTCAAGCCGACCTCAATCAAGCTTTGTATGAGCAAAAACTTCAAAATGCAGGGCAAAGTCAAGAAGATATGCAAGCGTTGGTGGATGAACACCCCGCAGTTCAAGCGGCTAAGTTAGCAGCACAAACCAATGAAACTAATCAAAAATTGTACAATGAATTTCTTGAATTATCAGAGGAATACAAAGACATTAAAGACTTTAATCAAATAACACCCGAAGTATGGGATATGAAAAACAATAAAAATATATCCTTTTTAGATGCTTATAATAGAATTCATATTAAAAAGATTAAACTTCAAACCGAACAAGAAACAATCAGAAATATTAATAAAAATGCTACGAGTTCCCCTGGAAGTGCTTCAAGCGGTGGAGTAGTACACAAAACTAAATCAGTTAGTGATATGACCTCCGAAGAGTTTGACAGTTACAGAGAGGAAGTACGTAAGCAAACAAGGGAGTATTAAGAATGAATAAATTTGATTTACAGTTATTTGCAACAAATACAAATAGATTAGCAGCAACCGCAACAGGATATATAGGATTAACAAATGAGAATGCTGAAATATATGAAAGAGAAATGTATGATAGATTAATTCCTACTCTTCAATGGTTTAAATATGGTACTAAAAAAGCATTGCCTAGAAATTCGGGTGATACTGTATCTATTAGAAGATTTGAAAACCTTACAACTTCAACTACCGCTATTACAGAGGGTGCTACTCCAGATGGTGTTGACCTTACAGTAGTTAAAAGAAGTGCAACAGTAGCTGAATATGGTAACTATGCTATTGTTACTGAAAAGCTTGATATGATAGGTCTTGACGATACTATTTCAGAAGTTTCAAAGTTATTCGGTGAAAATGCTGGACAATCTATTGATGAAATAGTTCGTGATGTAGTTATGGCAGGATCCAATGTATCTTATGCTAATGGTGTGGCTTCAAGAGTATTAACCGCTGCTACAATTTCGTATGCTGACATACTTAAAATGGCTAGAACAATGAAAAAGAACAAAGTTAAAAAAATATCTATGCCAGAGGGCGGAATGGGATATATATGTCTAGTATCTCCAGATGTAGCGTTTGATATTAAAAATCTTGCAGAGTATAAATCATTTAATCAATATGATAACTCAAAAATTCTACGTGATGGTGTTATTACTAAGCTAGCAGGTATTTACTTCATTGAAATAGACAATGCAAAAGTATATCCAACAGGTGGAGCAGCAGGAGTACCAGTTCATTTATCTTATTGCATAGGTGATAATGCTTATCTTGTTCCTGATATTAAAGGTTCTTCAAAGCCAAAAATGATTGTTAAGGAAGCTGGTTCCGCGGGCACTGCTGACCCTTTGAATCAAAGAGCAAGTATTGGATGGAAAGCAATGTTTGCTACATTGAGAATTGACGAACTTAGTGGACTTAGATTTGAAAGTTGCGTATCAGCATAATTAATTAGGGGTGAGAAATCATCCCTTTTATCTTATATAGGAGGGTATTATGGAAAAATGTCAATATTGTAACAAAGAATATAAAAGTGGATTAACTATGCATGAGAAGTTTTGTAAAGAAAATCCAACTAATAAGGAGGACATTATGAAAGAAAAAATAGAAGAGGTTACAGAGGTTTTTGCGCCAAGTGAGAGAGATTTGACTAAGATCCATACAAGTTTTAAGCAACAGTTAGCAGCAGAGGAACACGTTAATATTCTCATTCCACCTACTCAATTATACCCCGAGGGTAGTAATATGCCTATATGCCTTAATGGTGTTACATACACAGTACCAGTGGGTTTAGAATTTGAAAAGGGAGTGCCTAAATCAATCTATTTAGTGTGGAAAAATTCATATGATATGGATAGAGAAGCAAGAATGAAAATGAAAAAAGTATTAACAGGTAAAATCTCCGTAGAATAGGAGGATAATTATGTATACTGTTTTAGAAATATTTAACTTAGCAATAGATCTTATAGATGAAAAATTAGCCACTGGCGCAGTTAATGCGACTACTACTGCGGTATACAAGGCTAGAACACCAGGAATATTAAATATATGGCAGAATGAAAATTATAATAACGGTGACTTATACGCAGAACATGAAATATCATGCAAGCCTGCAACTAATATGTTTGGCTATTCTAGTGGCATGGATTACTTAGAGTACAAAGGTATTGAAAAGATAATTGAAGCGGTAGGTAGTGTTAAACAGTATTACTTTGAAGTTGATGGAGAAGGTACAGTATATGTAGAAGATTTCAACGGTACATGGAATACGTTAGACACTGTAATTGCACCTAATACTATATTAAGTTTCACCGCATTTAAAGCGTTGGTTACACCCTCAATAGGTGCTACTAAGTCGCGTTTAAGGTTCAGTGGTGCATATAGGTATATTATCACTAACTATGCAATGTTTGATGTTCCAGTGTCACCTAGTAAACTAATAACCTTTAGACCTTATGTAAAGCATAAAATGCCAACTGACTTTAAAAGTGTAGACCAAATAATTGACGAATATTGTGATAGACAAATGTCGGTAAACTCTTATTACAAGTGGATAGGTAGAGGAGAATTATTTATAAATTACTTCTATGAGGGCAATATAAGAATAAGTTATAAGCCTGTTCCTGCGCCAATAATGGACATTAATCAAGTATTGCAAGTTGACGAAATAACATCAATGAGCGGTGCTTATTTTTTAGCTGCACACTTAGGAATAATTGAAGAACCTGCTAGTGCTAGTTTTTTCAATGAAAGATATTTAGAATTAAAGGCCTTGTCAAATATAAAAGGAACTGCAACAATGTCTGACATTATAGATGTATATTCTATGGGTGGTGGTTATAATAGCTAAGATTAGAATACCGAAAGAAATACCACCAACCGAGATTAAAAGATTTTTAGGAGTCAACGAAAATAACGATGGTGAGTATGGTCTTAAACTTGGAGAAGCTAGTAAACAAATAGGGTGGCGTATAACTTCGGGTATGCAATTAAAACGTATGGAGGGTTACAAAACTCTATTCACTGGCTTAATAGGTAAAGTTCAAGGGTTCTTTTACGGAAAGCTAAACAATGCTTTCTTTTTTTTATTCGCAAATAATGGACATTTATACAGTGGAAACTTAACAACAGGAATAAAAACAGACTTAGGCACTTTGACAGATGCACCAACTTACTTCCAAGAGTTCGGTAATAAAGTTTATATCTTAAATGGATATGAGTATAAAAGTTTTGATGGTACCACCTTAGCAACTGTAGCAGGGTATAGACCTTTAATAGCAATTACTACACCACCAGGCGGAGGAGGTACACTTTACGAGCAAGTTAACGTACTTAATGGTATGAAACATCAAACCTTTTCACCTAGTGGTACTTTAACCGCGTATAAGCTTGCAGAGGACACTTTAACAAGCGTAGACTTTGTAAAGGTCAATGGAGTACTAAAGACTGTTACAACTGATTATACAGTGGATCCAAGTACAGGTACAGTTACTTTCATTGTTGCACCACCTTTGTTAATACCTAATAATGTTGATATAGGATGGACAAAAGGCACAGGGCAAAGAAGTCTTATTGAAAATTGTCGTTTTGCCATGGATTATTCGGGTCAAACTGATTCAAGATTATTTCTATGGGGTAATACAACCTTAAAAAATAGAAGATTTTGGAGTGGCTTAGCTGATTCAGTACCTAGTGCAGAATACTTTGAAGCTAACTCTTATGATGATTTAGGCACCGGACAATATGCAATCACAGATATAGTTAAAATGGGCGATATTCAAAAGATATACTTTGAAGAATCGGCAATGTATTCATATTATTCTACTTTAACTGATGCGTTAGGTGTAGTAAGGGCAGATTTCCCTGTATTTGAGCTTAGTGATGAAGTAGGTAATGTAGCATTCAATCAAGTACAAATCATTCAAGACAAGCCTATGACGTTGTTTAATGGTGTATATGCGTGGGAAAATAGCAACGTAAGGTATCAATACATTCATAACCTTATATCACAAAGAGTTCAAGACAGTTTAGACCTAGTTGACCTTTCTACTGCGGTTACGTACAACTGGCAAGAAATGAAAGAATACTGGCTTTGCATAGGGTCTACGGTGTGGATTTACAACTATTTGAATAATACGTGGTATAAGAGAAACAACGTCACTGCAACGTGTTTTATAGTGATTAACAAGCAAATGTATTTTGGTACAAATGGAACTATAGAAAAGTTTGATACTTATAATCGAAATGATAACGGTATAAACATTGAAACAATATGGGAAATGGGATTTTATGATTTCCAAGCAGAATATTTAAAGAAATATATGTCTAAAGTATGGGTATCTTTAAAACCTGCAATAAAAAGTAGTGTAGATGTTAAAACAGTTACAAACAATGAGGGTACAAGTCCTATTCAACCTATTTATTATAACTTAGCAACTTTTGCTAGGGCAGACTTTAGGCGGTGGAGTTTTAAGACTTCATATAATGCACAACCTTTCAGGCTATCAATGAAAGCTAAAGGATTCGACTATTTGAAACTTGTTTTAAGTTCGGAAAGTTTAACAGATGTTGCGACTATTTTAAGTATTAATATTCTAGTAAGAATGGGTGGAAAGGTGTAAGGAGGTAAATAATGATTACAAAATTGTTAACAGATTTAAATAATATACAGACACTTGATGCTGAACCAAATGACGTTCAAGGTTTAACATTTCAACAACTACAAGCTAAATTCGACAAGGCTGGCAACGATATTAAGACATATATTAATAGTGGATTAAGTGTTGAAATAGATAGTTTAAATAGTGAAAATATAAAAAATAGTGGAGTTCAAACCATAAATGGAGTTAAAACCTTTGCGGAAAGTCCTATAGTTCCTACACCTACAACAGATTATCAATCATCACCTAAAAAGTATGTTGATAATTTAGATGCTTTGCAAAGACAATATGTTGATGGAACATTCACAACTAAATCAGATACGCAAAGCATTGTATTAGGTCAAATCCCTAATGGCAGTTTAACTGATGATAAATTAAGTAATGATGTAGGTCAAATTAAAGAAAGATTTACGTCGTCTTTGGCAGATATGTCGTCGCAAGTTAGTGGAAAAGGTGCAAGTTTAATAGGATTAAATGATAGTGGTAATAAATTTACCGCGACCAATGTTGAGGGGGCGATACTTGAACTTTTTACATCTGCCAATAATGGGGATGCGGTTATTAAAACTGCCATTGTTGGCAAAGGTGGTACTGTTTTAGATGCTAATAGTGATGGAATTAATACTAGACAAGAATTAGCAGATGGAGTCAATACAATAAAAAGAGGGCAAGGAACTGCGGTGGAAAGTAATGTTCAAACCGGTAAAACTTTTGCTAACGCTGACGGAATATTGAGGACAGGAAACCATGTAGAACCTACAATAGCGAGTTTAGGTGGAAAAAGATGGGCAACAGGTTCAACCACAGGAGGAGCATCAAGCTTTACTGTAAGCGGTTTATCTTTTCAACCTAAATATTTTATGGGTATGTATTTAGGTTCAAATCCAAAAGGCATACCTGGGTTTATTCATATGGATAATGTAAATTCATTAAAAGCTTTATCAATTTCATCAGAAATGTCGGTTGGTGAATGGTCAGTAACCATAACCGCAAATTCTTTTTCAATAACAGGAACAACACTTTTTAATGGGTATACATTGCAATGGTTCGCTACAGAATAAGAATGGGAGGTATTAAATGAATACATTAATAATTTACGATAATTTAGGATATATAATATCCACTGCAAGTGGTGCTATACGAGAACCACAAGGCGGAGTACAGTTTATATGGGTAGAAATACCCACAGGGAAGCAATTAAAAATCACTGATGGAATAGGTATAGATGTAAGCGTTACACCAAATGTTGCTATATTAGAAGATATTCCAAAAACAGAAACAGAATTATTACAAGCAGACCAAGTATTACAATCAGAAAGAACTACGCAAATTGAAATGGATGCAATGGCGTTCCAAGATTATGTATTAAGTGTATTACCACAATAATAAAAACTTAGGAGGAATGTATAAATGGCATTTTATCAATGGAGAGTAGGCAGTTATGCAAGATTAATCTATTTAGATGGTATGAAAACTTTTGAAATGGCAATGGCAGAAGATATAAAATATGAACAGGCTATAATGGTATATGCATCAACAGGATTCACATATGGTCAAATAGACAATGCAATAGCTAACAATTATATAAGTCAAGCACATTATGATACTACTATTGAGTTAAAAACTGCAATAGAACCTAGAGCATTGAGTGTTGAAAATCCAACAGTTTAAGTCACAATAGGAAAATAGTACGACACAAGACATTCTTTAACTAGAGTGTCTTTTTCTTTTAAATAATCCTCAAAGGAGGTAAATATATGGCTAATGTTTATACCGCAGATATACAAGCTTATATGGATAAACAAAATGCAACAAAAGCATATAATAGCACAGTAGGAACAGGATATTCAACTAATAAAGATGGTCAATTAGGTGCGGGATATAACAACGGGACTACAAATGGTACAGTAACACCTTATAGTATATTCGACCCTAATTCTAGTAATTATAATAGTAAAGTAGCTAATTCAAACGGTACAATTAATTTATCTAATCAAGGTGACTATGGAAGTGCAGGACAATATACAGGAGCTAATAGTGGGTTATCTCAATCACAATCACAAACACAAGACCAAATGAGAGCGCAGTATCAAAACACATATGGTAGTGGTTCAGTTAGTTCAAGTGGTAGTGGATATGACCCAACCGCAGACATAACCGCACTAGGAGCATCACGAAAACAAGCAGCAATCTTAGGCTTATCAAATGCTAGAGATAAAAGTTTAAGTGACCTATCCGCAGCAAATGGGAAAATAGAACCTGCTTATTACAATCAAAGAAATTCAGTTTCAACAGATAATCAAATAGGTGCTAAGAATTTCGCAGAGTTTTTAAGTCAAAGAGGTTCAAACAACGCAGTGGGTAATAGTGGTTCAATGGCACAAAATAACATAGCAAATAACGTATCATTACAAGGTAGTTTAGGCAACCTAGCAACAAGCCAAGCTAGTGCATACGCAGACAATGCAAAGAGTGTAGCAGATGTAGGAGTGGCTTATAACAATGATGTGGCTTCAACAAGCGCAGGAATAGACGCAACTAATATGGAACAGTTAGTTAATGCTAGAACACAAGCAGAAGCTTCAAGACTAGCACAAGCTAACGCAGATAGGTCATACAACTATCAAGTAAGCAGAGACACTGTAGGCGATACTAATTACACTAATCAAAACACTTACAATCAAGGTCAAGACTTAATTAATCAAACAGGTAAATTAAGTGACGGAACATATACGCAACAAGGTCAATCAAATGCAACCGCTCAACAATTACAAGTAGCACAACTAGCAGAAATTCAAAATCCTAACTCAACAACTAATCAATTATCCAAGTTAGGACTTAAAACCGCACAACTTAATTATGCACAATTACCATCACAACTAAAGTCACAAGCGCAATTAATAGCGCAACAGTTAGCAAGCGGAGCAATAGATTTAAAGACTGCTCAACTTAAATTAAATTATTTACCTACTCAAATACAACAAGAAATAAGTCAAAATAATGCACAGTTAAACGCTACTAATAGAAGTAATACCGGTGGTTCGGGTGGTAGTGGTGGAAGTAGTTCAGCAGCTAGAAAAGAATCAGCAAGTGTTAGCATAATGGCTGCTTATAATAGTATTACTGATGCAGTAGATAAGAAAACATTCTTAGATAATAACGCAGCACAGATTAAAAAAGAAACGTCGGCAACTTATTACAATGAATTAGTTAAAAAGTGGCAGGGTGATTATGCTTACCATGTATTAGAAACACCAAACGAGTACAGTTCATGGAATATGCAAAACTTAAAATAGGAGGTTTAAAATGAGTGATTGGGGTAAAATAGCAAATGAAATAATTAAAAATTCAAGTGAAACACATTACCGTTCTAAGCCTGCAGTTGTAAATACTCCTAATAAGCGCATTACTCCAACATTATTAACAAATAATAATTTAAAACGTAAACAATTAAATACAAAACCAATGTATGATGCACCTAGCACTGCATTACCACCACCTATTGTTAATAAACCTACAGTTGGAACTGGTAAATGGGGAACCACAATACTACCTAAAAAATCCACTACACCGACTGTAGAAGTAGGTAAAACAGGTTCAGTTAAGATAGTGCCTAGACAAGCTAATGGAGTTGATTCACTTGTAGCAGGATTTACAGATAGTGCTACGCTAGGTACTTTAAACGGACTTACAAACAAATTTACAGGAAATAAAACTAATATGAATCCTACTAATAATAATTTTGCATATGGCGCGGGTAAAATGTTAGGCTATACGATTCCATACGGTGCTGCGAGTAAAGCTTTAAAACCAGCTATAGGCGCAATTAAAAACCCTTTGTTGAGAAGTGGCGCAAGAATAGCCGAGGGTGCAACAACTTTTGGCATAGGTGGTGCTATAGAGGGCAAAGCAAACGGTAAAACTAATCAAGAGATATTAAAAGAAGCAAAATTTAATGCTTTGTTAGGTGGTGGATTTGGTTTAGCAGGCGAAACTATTAAAGGTATTAAAGCTTTAAAAGAAATTAAATCACAAGGGATAAAAAATGCGTTTGAAAATAAAATTAATAGTAACAACAAAATACTTCAACCTAATTCAAATTTAAGACCTATAGTTAAATTTACCGATATAGGCAAAGAAGATGCTTATTTAAGTACATTTAAACAACCTCAAATAGAAGTTCCTAAGGTTGAAACTCCACAAATTAAACCTTTTAATATTCAAAATGCTAACGGTAAATTAAAGCCACAAATAGTGCAAATGAAATCTGATACATTGCCTTTAGCACAAAGAGATTTTAAAAACGTAGGTGATAAAAAGGTTAATGCTTATCAATTTGATAACCCAACTTTAAAACCTTATATATCACAAGAAGCTAATATTTTAAAAGGTGAATTAGAACGTACCTTAAAGCCTACTAGAGGTGCTAATAATATTAATGGTGAAAGTATAGGTTATGGCAACAAGCGCATTACTAGTGATAGCATGGCGGTTATTAAAGATACCA